GAAAACGCAATATCTGACACGCGATCAGCTTATTACTCTTTTAAATCAATTTGATTGTTCTACATGGAAGAACGAAATCAAAAAGCTTCTTACAGGACATGAGTTTTCAACAGGAAATACAAAAATTGATGTAACAGCAAGTGTTTCCAAATTGATTTCAGAAGGAACTGTTAATCAAAAATCTGCTGTACAAGCTTTGGGAATACTGTTAGTAGTAGATAAAAGTGTTACAATTCCTGAATTTTCTACAATCCGTAGTGGATATGACAAACTAATAGAAGTTAGAAGTAGTGAAAATCCCGAGTTCAACAAAAAATCTTTCTATTTAGCTCAATCATTTAATTGGGAAATTAAAGATGATTGTGGAAGTTTGTGCTTAGTTCCAACCAAGAAATAAATGGGTGATCTTGTATGTATTAACGACAAATTTCCTTCTCACACATTAGAATTTTACAAACAATACGGTGTTTCTATTCCTCGAAATGGTAAAATTTATCAAATTAGAGGAATAGAGCATGTGAGAGGGAAAGTTGGGGTGTTTCTAAGAGAAATACAAAATCCAGAAGTTCCTATACAAAGTATGATGAAAGTGATTTACAAAGAGCCATCTTTCAACATTTCCCGGTTCACAACATTGTTAGGAGAACCAATCAGTTTAGAAGAATTTGAAATAATAGAAGAAAATGAAACCAACTAAAGAAAATTTAAAAGTAGGAGATAAGGTGATACTGAATCCTGCAAGCAAATGCGCTTATCAACAGAAAAATAGTAAGTATGGAGTAGTTTCAAAAATAAATGCTGAAACTGAATTTGGTCTTAATATTTCTGTTGATTGGGAAAACAAAGACAATAACACTTATTCTTATGAGGATTTGTTATTCTACGAACAACAAACGGAATTTCCTATTCCTCCTATTATAAAAGGAGAAAAATACCATTTAGAAGCTTTTCAAAAAGATTTGGAAAAACTTGGATTCTATTTTACAACAACTTCTTATTATGAAGGATGTAGTATTAGAAGCAATAAGAATGGAAACTTCACTACTATCAAAGAATGGAAAGAGTTTACTTATTCTCCAAGAAGATATACAAAAGACACAAACGACATGAGAAAAGCTGAGTATATCAATTTTCAACTTCCTCAACAATGGAATGAAGCTTTAGAACATTGTAAGAGCTTCTTGGAACATCCATTTTGGAATCAGAAAAAAGAAGAGACACTCACAATTAAATGTGCAAGTGGAGATTTTGATGTTGTAGTTGGAAAAGATATTGTTTCTCATAAAGCTATATTTGATATAGCGGAACTGATTAGATTATGGGAATTCTGTACAAGAACAAACTACATTTCCAATGCTGCTTATTCTGTTCTGGTAAATAGTGTAGATATTGGTTGTTGTAAAAATATTCCTGTAAATGAAATCAAAAGAATCATTGACACTTACAAAAAAATAAACTCATGACATTCAAAGAATTTAATCAAAAAATACAGCAGCAATTTGCTAAAATGTGTGCTACAGGGAAATTGTTCAGAGTGGAACTTACAGGACAGCAAGTGTGGGACATCTACATCAATGGATTTTCTGCTTCGCAAAACCCTGTATTTCGTGATCCTCAAAGCAGTGTACACAACTGTAATACAGATAGACACTTTATCAAACGTTATGGAAACATTGTAGCTCTTGATGAGAACAATTCTATTATGACAATGTTTGACATTGATGTAGCAGAAAGTGATTTTGAAACAACAGTTCCCAATCTTTCTGCTTGGTTGAAAGAAGCTAAAATTGTTGCTCCGTTTTTCGAATCATGGAATGAAATCAACGTGCTTCCTTACGAAAAGAAAATCTCCAAGCAACAAACACAGTTTCAATTGGGAATTGCAGAGCAATACAAACAGTACACTAAAGAAGAAGTGGAAAAGTTTGGAGTTGTTGAGCAAGGGAAGGTGTACACGTTCAATCACTTCCACGTATTTGCTCCTGCTGCATTTATTGATATGTCTATTAAATCTGTAGATGCTATAGTAGGAGAATACAGGGATGCTAAGAATGTATTCCAACGTGGAATGCAGGAAATTCCATTAGATACACTTCAATTAGTTAACGATTTGATTTTACAGGGAAGCTTATTGAACGGAGATGCTCATTTGTTCAAAATTCAGCAATTCATTGAGTTGAAAAAACAATATGAATTGGTTCCTGTTGCTCAAAAAGACAATTGGTGTTGGAAAGCTTCTTATAAACTTCCAATTTCCCGTTTTAGAAATGATTTAATCGGTACATTGTGTGTTGAGCTTGCAGAAGGTGTGGAATTGAATGAAGCTTGTAAAACATGGAACAAGCGTGTAGATCCTCTCAACTACATGAAAGCAAAAGCTCCCATCACTACTTCACAAATCAAACAAGCACAGAAGTTTGTAGAAGAAGAAGGGTATCTTGCTTCGTTCGATAGGAGATTTGCAACCATTGATGATATTGATGTAAGTGAAATTCTTCACACTAATGCAGGAGATGGAGCAATCAAAACTGCTTCTTTATTTGATGCTGTAAAAGCTACATCTGTTTCTACGCGTCATAAACGCTCACATTTCAACGATATCACTTCTATTAGTATAGAAACATTTATGAAAGAAATTCTTCCAACAGCAACAAGTGTAGAAGCTTTCTTAGAAAATAGAATGGATGGAAACTTAGTTGCTTTGATTACAGCAAACGAAAAGAATTCCAAACCATTGTTCAAATGGAGCAACAACTACTCATGGACGTACAACGGAAATCTTGCAGGAAAATCTCAAATCAAAGAAGCTGTTAAAAGTGCAGGAGGAAAAGTTGATGGTGTATTGAGATTTTCAATTACATGGAATGAATCTGGAAATGATAATTCAGATTTAGACAATCACTGTTTGGAACCTAACAGAAATCGTATTTATTTTTCCAGTAAAGTATCTCCTACTTCAGGAGGACATTTGGATGTAGATATCATAACTCCAAATGGAAAACTTGCTGTAGAAAATATCACATTTCCTTCAATTCAAAAAATGCAACAGGGAGACTACACATTTTTAGTGAATCAATATTCTGCAAGAAATTCACAGGGATTCAAAGCGGAAATTGAATTCAATGGAGAAGTGTACAACTACGAATACAAAAAAGCTGTTAACGGAAATGTAGAAGTAGCTGTTGTCACATTGAAAAACGGTGTATTCTCTATTGAACACAAACTTCCTGAAACTGCTTCTTCTAAAACACTTTGGGGATTAGAATCCAATGAGTTTCATAAAGTGAATTTGGTAAGCTTATCTCCTAACTATTGGGGAGAAAACAATGTTGGAAACAAACACTATTTCTTCATGTTGGAAAAGTGTAATCCTGATGTTCCGTTGAGCAGTTTTCACAATGAATATTTAGTTGGAGAACTTCTCTCTCATAGAAAAGTGCTTGAAGTTTTAGCATCTCAAACAATGATAAATCCTACTGATAAACAATTATCAGGTTTAGGATTTAATTCGACAGTAAGAGATGAATTGATAGTGAAAGTAAAAGGAAGTCATCAAAGAGTATTGAAAATAGTGTTCAATTAAAATTTAACAAAACAAACAAAATGGAAAATTGTAAAATTTACGTTCCCACTCCTATTCTATCTGAATTGGTACAAAAGAAATTGTTTGAATCAGGAATTAAGTGGAATTCGGGAGATCAAAATGTTAGAAAAGAATGGGATACCCTTGAAGTACATGATGGAAGAATAGCTGCTTGGAATTACTTGAAAGAAGAAACAATGACAGCTAAAGAAGTATTGGGAAATTTTGATTGGTGTCTTAATTATAGAGGTTTATCTGCTGAACAGCAGCAACAATACTGCAAATTCAGAGGGTATGATTTTTCAGCTGCTTTTCAATATTATGGCTGGCAAGATGGATGGGATTGTGACAACTATAGTTGGGGAACAGTATTAGATTGGGAATCTTTTGTACATCTATATTCCATTCAAGAAGTTATTCCACAAGTAGAAGAATATTCACAAATTGAACAAAAAACAAACATGAAATTCAAAATTGGAGATGAAGTTGAATTTATTACAGAAGATAAATACGTTCCTTCATATAGTACAAGTCGTAAATTAGATCCGTATATTAAGCATGGAAGCACTATTTTCCAAGAAAACAAAGGAATAATCAATGCTATTGTAGATGAATACTATATGGTGGAATATACAGATGAAAGCGATAAGAAAGTTCAACTCGGATTCAAAGAAGATGTTCTGAAATTAAAAACACAAACAACAATGAAAACGCAATATCTGACACGCGATCAGCTTATTACTCTTTTAAATCAATTTGATTGTTCTACATGGAAGAACGAAATCAAAAAGCTTCTTACAGGACATGAGTTTTCAACAGGAAATACA